AAGATCGCGTCTCGCGGCATCTGGGCCTTACCAAGGCGATAAATCCGGCTGCCCTTATCGCGCATCGCCAGCTTGGCTAACAGGCGCTCGTATGTGGCAAGATCCTCTGCATATGGCAGGCCCTTCATCTCCCGCCACTTCCAGATAATGCCCAGCTTCAGGAGCCGCTCGTCAATGCGGAATGTGTCGGTGTCTGCCGTGAACTCGGAAATCGGCGTTGCGCCGTTCAGGCCCCACAGGTTCGACTGGTAAAAATACTTGACCTCAACAGCCGAAGCGAGAGGCGGCTTGATGTGGATCTCGCCCCCGTAAATGATCCAGGCATTGATGATGAAATCAAAGCTCTTGATGTCCAGGCCGAGCCATTCATCCCGGTCGCTGATCGGCGAAAGCGGGGTTTCCAGCGACGTGGACCATAGTTGGGACTTATCCAGTTGCCGGTCGTAATCGGCTGGCAAGGCAAAGTCTTCGGTGCTCCCGTCGCCGGTAATGACCGCAATCTTGTTCAGGATTTGCCATTCATGGCTGGCCGCAATCATGGCCGCCATTTCGTTGGCAATGTTCGCAAGCTCAATGTGCTCGCGGGTCGTCGATCCGTAAACCGCTGACGGTTTCTCAAGGGCAATGCCTGACGTGCAGGCCTGTTGAAAAACCGTCAGCAGGCTCATGCATTCATCTCCGCTGCGCTGGCGACTTCTTCGGCCATCGTCTTGAGCGTGGCAAGTTTCGGATTGCCCTTAACCTTTGTGCCGGATGTCGCCTCAATATACCGGCGCAGATCACTTGCCGTGTGGCCCATGAACCGGCCTTCGGTGACAACTTCAGCCTTCACAGGCTCATCCGTCTGGGCCTTGCCGCCCATTGCCTCGATCTGCGCACGCAGGGCAGCAAGCTGGTCCTGCATCTGTGCGTTCTGGGCGGCCAGCTTGGTATCCAGCGCGCCTTCACGGGCTTTCATGAGCCAGGTTTCAGCCTTGCCCTTCCATTCGCGGGCGCCGGGGCCGAGACGCTGGAGGAGTGTCCCATCCAGGCCAGCAAGGGCCTCAATTGAGAACACGCGCTGCGCCTTCAGTTCGGCGACTTTGCTGCCGGTGATGCCAGGAAGCTCATCCAGCGGGGTGCCATCGACAAGAATGGCCCTGTTTTCAGCGAAGGCCGCGTAATGGCGGGGAAACTGTTCTTTCCAGCTGATCTGCTCGCGTCGTTCGGGGCAGAATGTCGAGTCACTGGCAGGCGCCACAAGCTCGCTGTGCTTGTCGCCAACGTATTTAATGCGGACGAACTCAACGTCCTTGAATTTCGGCAGGCCAAGCTGCGCCGTAGCGGCTGCATCCTCGACCGTCTGGGAAAAGAACTCAATGTGAAGGTGGGAAGTATCTTGCATGGCAGGGGTTCCGTCTGAGGGATTGTGAAAGGAAAACCGGGGCAGGCAATTAACCCGCCCCGGCTGTCAGGATTAAGCCGTCAGGCCGTCATCCATGAACGGATACTGGATCTCAAACTCGGCAAGACCAGCAGAAGGCGTGCCCACAGCGGACGCACCCTTTGCATTCTTGACGAGGTCACCAGCGACCACGGCGTCGTCTACGCTGCCCGCAGTTGCGGTGGCATAGGCGTTGCCGTTGTCTGCAAAGCCCGTCAGCGCTTTACCCACGGCCTTGCCGTAGATCTGATACCAGCCGTAGCTGGTTGCTGCCGTGTTTGCCGACATGGCAATCGCAACCGGCCCAATCGCATTGGCTGCGAGGAGCGCGGTCGTGCCGTCGTCCTGGTTAAACGTCACCCACGAACCAACAGCGGTCGAGGCAACACCGGCCAGATAAATGAACTCGCCGGGACCATAGGTCGCGTCCGAGCACTTGAACCGATCCCCAAGGCGGTGCTTGAGGGTGGTCGAGGTTTCCGCGATCGGCTGACCGATCAGGGAATTTTCGTTTGCACCATATGCCATATCTGTTTCTCCCTTTACGGCGTGCTGTCGAGAAGCTTGGCCATGTGCAAAGGATTATTCATGGTCAAATTCCCATAAAAACCAATGTGTTGCACAACAGCGTCCTGGTTGATCGGCATCTGTTTGCCGCCAAACTTGACGAAGTTACGATCCGGGTGATAGCGGAACTTCAGCGCGCTGGTGTCGATGAAGTAAGAGACGTTAGCAGGCATAGCCGTGCCGATACCGCCTTCGAGGACCACATCCACGCTCTTGCCGCCGCCGTAATACTTAAGCGACGTAAAGCCCAGCTTACCAAGACCGTTCTCGTCGTTGATGCGCTGGATGTTCGTGGTTGCTGCCGAATACGTGATGTAGTGTTCCGCAGAGCACGCAATCAGGTTCGGGCCTTTCTGGCCACGGCTTGACCGGATCATGATGTGGTCAAACAGCGGCTTGACAGTGGTCGAGGTGACCGCCGTAATCGCCGTGCCTGCAACCGTGATCGAGTTGGCATCATACGAGGATGTCCGCCAGATGGCGTTGTCCACGCGGCTGATACCGCCATACGTGCCGGAGTCGACCGTCGTCGGAATGACAAGCTGAAGCCCGCCAATCTGGTTCGACGCCGTGCCGGCAGAGTGCAGATCCTCAACAAAGCGATCGGTCAGCTCGGTCTCAGCGGCGGAGATATGCTCCTCCATGATGTTCTTGAGCTGGTTGCGGCCGCTGTTCTTCAGGATGTCCTCGCCCGAAAGCGTCACGCTGACGGCTGCCTGCTTTGCGGTAAATTCCGCATCGTTGAACAGTTCGGCAGGCGACGGGTTCAGGTATTGGTAACCCGCGTAACGGATGTATGTGCCGCTTTCGTTGTAAAGCAGGCGTTCCCTGATCGTTGGGCCGGAGAACGGCTTGAACTGATCGCGGGCCTTCATAACGCTCAGAATGGCGTTGGAGTTCGAGACGAGGTCTGCGTAACCTGCGCTCCGGTCCTCCAGTGCCAGCGAGAACGCTTCCTGTAGCTTCTCTGTAGATGTCAATGGCATGACAATCTCCTATCTGGTGGGGTTAAAGCCCGTATTGATCGAAAGCCCGGTCAAGGGCCTCGCGGGCCGATGCAGGCGTCTTTCGGTTTGCAGGGTTTGAGCCTGACCCAGGAGCGCCGGTGATACTCAATTGGCCTTTGCGGGTCTGATCCGCTATGGCCGGGGTTTGCGGGGCCGGTGCAGTGCGCGGCGCGGGTTTGAGCCGATCCGCTATCTCATAGGCTTCCTGCAATCTCATACGCGGTTCGGTGGCCGTGACAAGACCCGACCGCAATATACCGGCTATTTGCGGCTCAAGCTCACCATATCTGGGGTTCTTGACCGCAAAGTCGGTAATGAATGACTGGACTTCCTGCTGCTGACGCTGGGTATAGGTCTGCGTTTGGCGCTTAAGTTCCATGTTTTCCTGCTGGAGACGCGCAATCTCCTGGCTCGTCTGCTTGGCGTAATCGTCCAGATCCTGCCCTAGCACGTTCGCGGCGACGTCCTGCAACGTAAACCCGTGCCGCTTGGCCAGCGTGTCAAACACCTGCACAGGGTTCGTCGCCATCATCCGGGCCATGCCCTCGTAATCGGCGAGCACGCCCTTGATGTCCATGCCGTATTGCTGGGCGAGGGTTTCATACGGCGCCACGTCAGTCTGCCAGCGGGTCGCCTCGGTGCGGTATTTCTCAATCCCGCCCTGCATTTCGCGGATGGTGCGATGCACGTCAGCCTTCACGGCAGGTGGCAAGGCAGACCACTGCGCTTTCGCCTCTGCGCTAAGGCGTGCAGGCGGTTCGTCGGGGTTGATCGCCTGTTCGGTCGGCGGTGCCTTGGCCTCAGGTGCCGGTTCTGCGCTGGCTGGCTTCGGGTCGATCGGCGCAGCCTTAACCTCGCTCTTTGCTTCGCCCTTGGCAAACCGGCCAGATTGATCCCTTGCCCGGCCTGACTGCATTTCCGGCTCGTCGCTGAACACGTTGTCAAACGCATTGTCCAGCGCGTCACTTAGCGTGGCCGATGGGCTGGCTTCCGGCGTGCTTGCGGCGGGCACATCCGGCGCAATGTCCGGGGCTTGTGTGTCGAAATCGTCCATTCTGGGGTCTCCGTCTGAGGGAATGTTATGCGCCAAGTCCTGCACGGCTCATTGCCTTGCCGACTGACGCCTCGATCTTCTTCTTCGATGCCTGCTTCAGGCGCTTGCGTTCGGCCGGTGCCTGGGTCCGCAGGCGTTCCGGGTCGGTGTAGGACTTGTCATCGCCCACCTCGATCACACCGGCCTCACGGTATGTCCGGCGCAGGCCGCGCTTGCTGTCATACATTTTGCCGTCAAGCATGGATTGGACTGCGTCCATGCTGTCCCGAATGAGCATTGGCGCGGCGAGATCCGAGCGGTTATCCGGCATCCACTCGCGGTGGTTATCGGGCCACATGGCGACATCGTGGATGTCACCGCAGACTTTGCAGAGGCGATAAGTGGCCATTACTCTATTCCTTCGCTGTGCAGGCTCAGCCCCATCCTTGCCATCGCCACAAACGGCTCCTGCTCGGATATGTCAGACGCCGCAAACGCCGCGGCGACCTGCGCGGCTTCCAGCGGGAATGGCGGGTCCAGTTGTCCAGCCATCTGCGCGATAGCTTCAGGCATACCGGGCCAGTGCGAGACCTGGGTCCATGCGCCTTCCTCGTCCTGTGCCCACGTCGTGAGCGGGAGCGGCATGGCGAACTGGTCCGACACGATGCCGCTGGAGATGTAATGCGTGATCTGATTGCCGTCTGTGAGCGCCGTCATGAACAGGCCTACGCTTGCCACGGGGTCGATGGCTGCGGCTAGGTCGCGGGCTAGCTGGACGTGGGCGGATGGTATGATCAAAGTCCGAAAGGTCATATCGTGACCCCTGTCTTACCTGCCACCCATGCTTCCATTGAGGCAAGTTCTGCGTCTGTGGCGGTTCTTCCGAGCACTGCGAGGCTGTACACGCGACCGTTGAATGGCAACGACGATCCGGCACGACGGCCTATATACAGCGGGTAATTGCCAAAGTTGCCAGTGCCTTGGTCTGATGTGCTGGTTGCTACTTGCGTGCCGTTTGCGCGCAGCGTTGCCACGTCGCCGCTGATGTCGCTTATTCCAGTCAGCGTGTTAGTAACTGGAGCCGCGTAGCCCGCGCTAACAATTGCGTTGGATGTTGCCGTGCCCCGTGTGGTAAATCTATAACCGGGCGTCGTGTCCGCAGACGGCACAAAGAACGATATTCCGCCGTCAACAACATTCGTTGAGGTCTCCAGAAGCATCCCTTGAGTCGCATCACTCAGCTTCGTCACCCCCGCAAAAACCGTGACCTCATCCGTGCCGCTGAAGTCGATGCTGGACGTTCCGAAACTGTCATCCACGCCATCAAAAGCCAGATACGGCCGGAACACCGGATTAGACGTGTCGTAATCCGTCGCGGCTGCTATGCGTTGGTAGGCGCCTCCGGTGGATGTTTCGTCGGCGGCTGTTAGGAGTTGGGCGCCCCAGACTTCAATGTCTGCCGTGTTGCTGTGGGCAGGCGATTGCCCGCCGCGCAGATGAAACCACACTGTGCCTGAGGTTGAGCCTGCCGACGCGGTAAACGAAAACCGCTGCCA